ATGTCTTTAAGGTAATACCTTATTGATGTTCTCTTTTTTATTACTCTTTAATAATATACTTTATTAATATATATTATTAACTATCATAGGGACTGTTCTCTAATAGGTTCCAGCTAAATAAGTTCATGATTCCATTGGGTTTTTTTCCTTTAGTGCATAAAATACTTCAACAACGTACGGTTTTTCAAGTGCGTAGAAGGTTAGTGATGAGATGTCAACACATTCATCCATAGATTCTTTGTATCTTTCAATACAGTCAGCTACAGTTTCACCGAACTCTGTACAGAATTGTTCATCGACTAATACCCAATTAGGTGTTTTCATTTATCTAATCTCACTTTTTTGACCCACAATAGTTTGCCTTTAAGGAAAGCCTTTTGGATACCTGTTGTATCATCAAAGACTACGGATATTTCAGACTTTACCTTTGATTTGATTCTCAGGATAAGGTCGTCATATATTTCTTTTGCATTTGACATGGAAATTATACTCCTTTTACGATTCATCTTTAAGTATTGAACCTCTCTTGATTTTACTAACAAGGACGTCATATAGTTTATGCATCACAGAGCCAAAAATCAGGTTATCTGATAGTCTGGCTAGCTCATGGTAGTCAAGCTTGCCTAAGCCGTTTAAAAGGGTTAATGCGTCTTCTTCAGACATTACTATGGTGTAGTTAACTTGGGTTTCTTTGGAGATTTGCATGTTAGTCTTCTAGGTAGTATCCGATTGTTTCAATGAATTTTACTAGTTCATCATATTGGTTGTATCCTTGGTAGGTTAGTGCTTTGGCGATTACTTCAGAGTTCATGAAGATAGAAGCTAACATGTTATGTTCTTCGAGATTACTTACGCTGATTCGTAGAGTGTATGGTTGGAATATTATAGGATAATCTGAGCATTTAGAGACTTCCATATTAGTATTGATCCTCTGCTTCAAGTGCGTCATAGATAGACATACATATGTACGTCATACGTTTATGTACGTCTGGGTTGGTTGTATGGGTGACGTCTGCTAGGTTGGTGTAGAACGAGAATAAGGACATCATATCGTAGAATTCTTCTTGGGTGTCTATTGACATGGTTAATTCGAATGGTTGGAAGGCTATTGGCTTGTTTCTTCTGGTTATGGTCTTCATGTTATACCTCTTTAACGATTGATAAGGTTGGTTCTTCACAGTTGGTGCAGATGAATTCTGCAGTCTTGATACCATAAGGGTTATGGGTTATCTTCAGTATCTTAACGTCTACTGAGTTGTACTCAAGACAACAGTTTTCACAGTGGACAAAGTATAATGTTTTATACATTTTAGACTCCTTGTTTAAATTATTACTGGTCAGTAAATATTATTACTGTGCAGTAGCTTTTTAGACTGTGTGTTCAGCTTTTTACCACACAGAAATCCTTTAAGAATCTTCTCAGGTCTCGCCTTTTTCACAGCGAAATGTCCTGAGAGAATGTCTTTAAGGTACGTTTTACAGTGAATTGTAGAACTTTTTAACCTGTGCTTCTACTTCTTGTTCCATTTCCCTCTCCTTATCGATATCCCTGTGCCACTTTTCCTCCTGTTTTAAGTAATCTCTGTGTTTTGTGATCTGATACCATATACCTCTCTCTGTTTTTGTCATAGAAGGGAGTTCTTCCATGATGTCTGTGAGTGCATTTAGCTCTTCTCCTGAGAGATCTAGGTAGTATCTACCATAGGCTTGTCTTAGGTATGCCATTTTAGTATCCTTCCACTATTTGATCATAGATTGCTGTGTATTCTATGATGATGCCATTGAGTTCTACCTCATTTACCATGTTTTCTAGTACACTTTTGTTGTCTGACACAGCATACAGCAGTGTTTCCCCTGTTGTGTCTGGTGACATGACCACTTTACAGCCAAACTCGTGTACTGACTCAATGACTTCTGCTGTTGTACACCCAAAGTCTCTTGCCTTGAGTGGGTTTAAGAGTAAATAACGTGTTTTCATTGTGATTTCCTTAAGCTTCTACGATTTCATTGAACCAGTTAGCTGAAGACCAGCCAGAGGTTACACCGAACTTCACTTGTTTGCCAATTAAGCTACGAGCAATCTTATATTGCTTACGAGCATGTTCAACATCACGAGTAATAGACAGTTTACGAACAATATCGTTACTATCTACTGCATACAGGTATCTATTAGACGAGTCTGTGTAGACTGCCATAAGAACTGATGACTCCATTGTGAATGAAGCTGTTGTTGTGTCGCCTTTAGTGGCATAACCGAATGTTAAGGTAGTCATATTATTCCTTTGGTAATGACTGTTAATGAAAGCTTGGTACTTACCCCAAGTGGTCTCTCCGTAAACCCGAGAAGGGTAGTGATTAGATATGAACGATGTGAACTGTTACGTCATCTGACTTATACTTGAGTAAGTCTTTAGCTGACAGTACTCTATCGATAAGTTTGTTTGTCTTGTTGCAATATACTAAGTACATATTAAACCTCTGATGTTGCTTCGTTGATTTCAATAATAAGAATAGCGAACTGGATACCTGCTACTACACTTGCTACGATAAGACCTATAACATGGAACCATCCATACATAGCCTCGTATTGTATTGCATCGACACACCACACCATTAGATGTGACCACAATAGTATAAGAACAATGTGCATTAACTTAGTCATATTAATCTCCTTGAGCTATGACAAACAGAGCAAGATCGCTCTCACATACCCGTAGGCATGTGGCAGAGATCTAAACCTTAGATAGAAGAAACAATAGCCCAGACTAATGTTCCAATAAATGTAAACAAAGCAAGGTACAACGGGAACAAGGGAGCACCTAACAAAGCAGCAGCACAACAGGTTAATAAACCAAGGCAAGAGAACAATACAAGAAAACCAGCAACAACAGAAGGCATGACAGCTCCAAGCAGCGCAGACAGAGGAAGCTGAGACGGGCAGCGCAACGCACCGAAACAACAGAGAGAAACAAGGGGGTACCCAAAGCTAAACAGGGTACACATAAATAAACATTGATTCTTTTAAACACACACAAAGACATCTACCCACGACATTCCCCAGCGACACCCTCTATAAAGGTAGGGGTACCCCAAAGACGTATACAAAAGATTACATTTCAAAAATTATTGGAATTTTTTTTATAAACAAAACAACTAGTTAGTCGGTACATAATAGAGAAACATTTTTATTACATAAGGAGATAGCTTAGCTATCGCTAATCTATAGGTATATGACAACACAAAACAATTCTGATAAGCTAGAGGCTCTGAGGGAATTAAAGAAGCGTGAAAAATTAAACGCTTACAAAGGCGACTTTGAATTATTCGCCAAAGAACAATTAAAAATCTTACCCAAGGACTCCTCTAAGGGATTCCAATCTTTTGAGTTTAATGAAGCTCAAAGGATTGTTAATGAAGCTCTTGAAAAACAACTCAAGGAAACAGGGAGAGTCAGAGCTATTATATTAAAAGCTCGACAGATGGGTTTAAGTACATACACGACAGGTAGGGTATTCTGGAAGAGTTACTTTAATGCTTACAACAAGTCAGTAGTTATGGCGCATGATGCGGCTACTAGTGATGCATTATTTGGTATGTCCAGGAATATTATTTATAACATGGCTGATACATTCAGACCCATGTTAAAGAAGTCAAATGCAAAAGAGATTATGTTTGAGCATAATGATTCAGGGTACAGGCTGTATACAGCTGGTGCTCCTGAGGCTGGTAGGGGAACGACTCCTACTATTGCTCACTTATCCGAGGTAGCCTTTTGGGGACATGATGAAAAGATTCTGGCAGGATTATTCCAAGGAATATCCCAGTCTGAAGGAACTGAAGTTATTCTTGAGAGTACTGCTAATGGTGTGGGGAACTCATTTCACAGGTTATGGCAGGGAGCTGTAAAAGGTGAGAATGACTATATCGCTATTTTTGTTCCATGGTACCTGATGACAGAGTACGTCAGGAAAGCCCCTGAAGGATTTGAGAGAACAACAGAAGAAGAGATATTAGTTACTAGGTATAGTCTTAGTGATGATCAGTTATACTGGAGAAGGTTAAAGATTGCAGAGGGTGGTGAGAATAAGTTTCGACAAGAATACCCTGCGACACCTGAGGAAGCATTTATTGTTTCTGGTTCTAATGTATTTAACATTGAGAAGCTAAGTAAATTAATTCCTCAACCAATATTAGCCAAGAGAGAGTTTAACTTTGAATCCTCTATGATGGAGGATTTAAGAGATGGGTCTATCGAGATATTTAAGTATCCTACTTTTGAAGATGCCTTTGCTATCGGTGCTGACGTTGCTCTGGGTGTTGGCAAGGATTATTCTACAGCAGTGGTCATTAATGCCAAGAGGGAAGTGTGCGCAGTTTATCGCAGTAACACGATTGATCCTAGTCAGTTTGGTGATTTATTATTTTATCTAGGTAGGTACTATAATAATGCTTTGTTAGCAGTGGAGTCTAACTCTATGGGTATAGCAACATTAAACAGGTTAACTCAAATGGGTTACCTAAATATGTACTATCAGACAAAGATGGCGAATGTATCCAAGGAAGAGGGAACAAGGATTGGCTGGAGAACTACCTCAGCCTCTAAACCAGCTATCATTGGATTCCTGAAAAATGCTATTGAACAGGAAGATATTTGGATACCTTCTAGGGTTATCATTGGTGAACTTATGAATTATGTAGCAGACGAGTCTGGAAAGACAAATGCTATCATAGGTCAGAATGATGATACAGTTATTGCCTTGGCTATTGCTCTTGAAGTTATCAGGACACACGGAGACAAGTTAACAAACACAACAGTACCTTTCTCACAACGTATGGGTAACTTTCAGCAAATAGAAACAACATGGATATGAGGTAACATTATGGCTAAACAAGGATTATATGACAATATCCATGCTAAACGGGAACGTATAGCTAAAGGTTCTGGAGAGAAGATGCGTAAGGTAGGTACTAAAGGTGCGCCTACTGATAAGAGCTTTAAAGAGTCTGCTAAGACTGCTAAGAAGGGGAAATAGTATGGCTGAAAAAGATTCAAGACTAGAGAGAGCTGGTGTATCAGGCTATAATAAACCTAAGAGAACACCTAATCACAAAACTAAGAGTCACGTTGTTGTAGCTAAAGTTGGTGATAAAGTTAAGACTATTCACTTTGGTGCTCAGGGTGCCACAGGTAGTCCTGATGGTTCAAAGCGTAATGAAGCTTTTAAAGCTAGACATGCAACTAATATTGCCAAAGGACCACTGTCTGCGGCATACTGGGCTAATAAGGTTAAATGGTAATATGTCACAAATGAATGTACCCTTAACAGGGAAAGAAAAAGAACAATTTAAAAGTATGATCAAGCCTAAACAAGCGGGTAAGCTTTTAAATCCACAAGAAAAAATCGGTAATAAAATCCCCAAAGATTTTAATCCTCGAAAGAGTTAGTCCTTGTGTCCTAAGAGAAGGTAACTTCTACTTTGTTGGCTACTAGCAGGGTGATTAAAAAAGTAGTAGCACCATACAAGTCTTGTTGTAGACTTTGATTGATTGAATGTATAACCAAGAAAGGTTTACAATGAGTGATACAAGTAGAGATGTCATCCGCTTTGTGGATAGATATAAAGATCCAGTAGGAGATAATGAACTCCTAGCTATGATCGAACAGGGTGTAATGAACTCTGTTGGTGACTTCTTGAATAGTTCCGACTTAGCTCGTGAACGACAGAAGGCTACCTATGAATACGGCATGATGCCGCAATTTCACCTGACTCCTCAAGGTGCTTCACAGATTGTCTCTTCAGACACTGTAGAGGCTATCGAAGGATACACAGCTATTCTTGCTGAACTTATGTTTAACAACAATAAGATCGCAAGGTTTATTCCTGCTGGAAGTTCCCCTAAGGCTTTCCATGAGGCTAAAGTAGCTTCTGACCTTGTTAACTATGGAATTTTTAAGCAGAATCCTGGTTGGGAAGTGTTGAATACATGGGTTAAATCAGCATTGCTGTGGAAGAACAGTATTGTTCGATGGGAATATATTGAAGACTTTGATTATAAATTTGAAGAGTTTGATTCTATCAGTCAAGAAAACCTTGATCTCTTGTTATCAGAAGATGACACAGAAATTATCGGAGATCTTAAATATGAACAAGAGTTAGACACCGATGAAGAAGGTAATGCTGTATACAAAATGGTATACAAGGATGTTCGCCTTAAAAAGAAAAAGAACAAGACAAGAATTTTAATTAAGAATGTACACCCAGAATGTTTCCGTATTACACGGGATGCGCACTCACTTGATGATGCGGCATTTGTGGGTATCCAGATTGATATGACTCGATCTGAAGTTAGAAAGTTTTTCCCTGACATAGCAGAGAATATTGACTGGGACGCCATTGGAGACGGTAGCTATGATTGGGCTACCAAGTACACCGAAGAGCAAGCTGCTCGTAAGCGTCTGGTTGGTGAAGAGTACTGGCTTGGGGGAAATTCACGGGAGCTATTCCCGTCAGAAGCTAATCGACAACTCACTGTTATTGAGTGTTGGTTACGAGTAGACCGTGATGGTGACGGTATTGCTGAACTAAAGCATTTTATTATTGCTGGTTCAACAATCCTCATGGAAGAAGATTGTGATATGATTCCATTGGCGACTCTTTGTCCTTTTGAAGTACCACATGAATTCTTTGGTTTGTCAGTAGCAGATATGATTCGACCCATGACACTAGCCTCAACAGCTATTATGCGTGGATTTATTGAGAATGTCTACTTAACTAACTACTCACCTAAGCTTGCTGACCCTAATGTTGTTGACTTCAGTGCTCTACAGAACATGAAGCCTAAACAGATTATTGCTACCAATGGTAACCCTAACAATGCGGTTGCCTCAATGACACCTGACACTATCAGTACAGGTACAGTACCTATTCTTGAGCTATTACAAATGCACAAGGAACAGGCTACAGGTTTGTCTAAAGCGGCTCAAGGTCTTAATGATACACTCTATGTCTCTGGCAATTCAGAAGAAAAGATGCAGAGAGCTATGTCTGCGGCACAAGTACGTATCCAGTTTATGGCACGTAGGTTTGCTGAAACAGGCTTTAAGCGTCTGTGTGAAGGTATCTACAAAACAATGCGGGATAAACTCCGTGGTCAAGAAGTTGGTTACTATGATCAGAATGACTTGTTTAAGTCTGTTGATCCTGGTACATTACCAAGTAACTTGATGCTCTATGTTGATGTTGATGTTGGTGAAAACAGTAACAGCAATATCATGAAGAAGATGAATGTAATTGGTCAACAGATTATTCCAGCACTGCAACAAGCAGGAGCTGGTGGAGCTGTTAGCCCCTCAGCAGCAGTAACTATTGCATGTAAAGCAATTGAGTCTATGGATATGGATCCTCTTGACTTCCTTGTTGACTATACAGACCCTAAGTTTATTGAACAGGCAATGCAGTCAAGAGAAGGTGAAGTAGCGGCTCAAGAAAAACAGAAACAACTTGAAGAACAAGTTAAGATGATTGACATAGCACAGAGACAAGCAACGCTTGACCTCACTAATGTACAAGCTAAAAATGCCATGCAAGATAATACCAAACAACTTATGGTTGCTTTGGATAAGAGTTATCAAGAGTGGGGTAAGCTATATATTCAGGCGGCTAAAGAAGGGGTTGAAATGCCTCCTAAGCCTGACATTAAAGAACTCCTTGCAATGGCTAAGTCTTTCATTGATGCTGACTCGCATATGGATGCAAGTAAGCCTCAAGGTAGTCAAGCACCTCAACCACAGGCTGGTCCTGCGGCTGCTGGTGAAAACCCAATGATGTAATAAATATAAGGCGAAAGAGGTAGCTCCTTTGCTGTGCCCTAACACAGCTAGCCTTTTCTTTTAGGGAAGAAAATGGATAGAAAACAATATGATAGGGAACGTAATAAAATACGTAGTAAAAATCCTGAGTATAAAGAACAGTCTGCTATTTCATTTATAGCTAGGACTTACAATGTTGATAAGAATACAGCTAAAGAATTGTATTTAAACTCAATGAAGTGCTGTGAAATATGCGGCATAGAGTGGAATCCAGACATTCATAACAACAGATTTTGTATTGATCATTGCCATACTAGTGGTACGGTTAGAGGCATTCTTTGTTTTAGATGCAATGTTGAATTGGGATTCTATGAAAATGGCAAAAAGAAGTTTGACTTATTTTCAAAATATTTAAATGAGAATTAATTAATGGATAAATACAGAAAAGGGTTTGAACAAAAAATCAAACCTAAAATGAATCATGAGACAGGTGAATACAAAGTAGAACCTTTCCGTGAAGCCCAAGTAGCCTTAGGTCGTGCAGAGTTTGTTCAACGGGAACGTGAACAATTCTTTGGTGACGCATATAGCGAAATCTTAGCTGACCTTTTTGTTACGTGGTTGAAGACAGAACCTCATTGTTCTAAAGAACGAGAGTACCTGTATCATACCGCTATGGCATTAGGCAGTGTTAAAGAAAAGTTAGTTGGTATTGAAATGTACGGTAATAACGTCAAGTTCATCCAACAACAAAACAATACCCAAGAGGGGTCTGAGGAAAATAATGAGTAATTTAGATAAAGCAAAAGATGTGCTTGAAAAAGCACGAGAAGAAATCCTACGTGAATTGGTCCAATGCGGGTCAAATGGCGGTGTAGGTCGAGCAGGGAATTATGCACCAACCTTTGTTAATCTAACAAATGCTATTGATGCAGTTAACCGAATGATGGAACCATCTAAAGGTGACTTCGCTGAACGTATGGCTGTAGCTAAAAAAGCTAAAGCTGAAGCCAAACAATAACGGACACAAAGGTAAAAGAATATGAATCTACCACATCTCTCTACCAGCACTCCAGCTTCTGAAATCAGTAGCCAGAGTTTTGATGACGGATCGAATAGTGCAGACTTGGAAGTGAAGAGCCTTGATGACATTCTACGTAATTCTCCAGCAGCAGAACTGTTGGGTCTTAACAAAGAATCTCTACCAGAAAAAGGCGATGACGTCCCAAGTCCAGATGAAGTATCGGAAGAAGAAGCCCAAGAAGAGAACGATACCGAGTCTGAAAATGACCTAGATGAAGAAGAAGAATCGAATGATTCAGAAGAAGATAATACAGCTGAGGATGATACGTCTACCCAAAATGCTGACTTGCCTTCTGAAGATGACATCGATTGGGAATACCAAGTACCCGTCACAGTTGACGGTAAGACTGAGTATGTTACCCTAGAAGAAATCCGTAAGGGTTATTCTACTGATCAACATCTATCTCAAAAGGGGCGTGAACTAGGCGAACTGAAGAAACAGATCGACCAAGAACGAGCAGAAAAGTTACAAGAGATTATCCAACTTGGATCAGTTATTAATGAAGAACTGACCGCTGTTGAATCTACTCTTGCACAAGAATATCATAAAGTCAAAGGCGAAATCGATAAAGCCCGAGAAGAAGGTGATTCCTACACAGCTAGGGAACTCAAAGAGCAACTTGAAGAAGTACAGGAAAAGTATTGGAATGCACGCAATAAACGTGAACAACAAACTAAAGCTGTAGTCGAAAAGATTCAAGCTCAACAAATGGAACAACAACAAGCGTTACTGAGACAGTATGAGGAAAACATTGTTAACCTCATTCCTGACTATTCAGAAAAAGTTGCTAAGAATATTCGTGAGTTCGCTATTAAAGAAGGTATCCCTGAACAACTACTAGAAGCGGTCTATGACCCTAACGTAGTTAAGTTCATCAATGATTACCGTAAACTTAAAACTGCAAAAGAAACAGGTGAAGCAAAACGAAAGGCATCTCCAAACGTGAAATCGATACCCTCAAAGAAGGGAACTTCGAGTTCTCAAAAAGAGAAGCAAGCCGTTACTAATAACCGAGCTAAAGTTCTAACAGGTCAAGGATCTAAACAAGACGAATTAGATTTTCTAAAACGTATTTCTTCAGTGAGCAAAAAACTTTAATTTCTCACTAAAAGGAAAAATAACAAATGGCAATTCAAACATTTGCAACAGGCGGTCCTAAAGCTGCCGCACGTAGCGCATCTAACAACGGTAACGCTGTCAACGCTGGCGAACGTGAAGACCTAGCGAATTTTATTTCTATGATCTCTCGTGATGAGACACCTTTCTTGTCGTCTATCGGCAAGACTAAAGCTACGGCTGTGTTTCACGAGTGGCAGACAGACGAACTGTCTCCTCCTGCATCTAACCCAGTTGCTGAAGGTATCTCTTATGCAGTACAAGCTGATGCACAGGTAACAGAACCCTTCCGTACACGTTTGGGTAACTACACACAAATCAACTCCAAGACTGTTACAGTTACTGGCACTAAGCGTGCTGTTGACCAAGCAGGTGTTGCTGATGAATACGCATACCAGCTCAAAAAGCGTGGTACCGAACTTCGTCGTGACGTTGAGTTTGACTTGGTTAACGGTTGGAAGTCTTCTAACGGCTCTGGTACTCGTACCTTTGGTGGTTACCAATCTTGGGTTAACTACACTGCCGCTACTACAACTCCTGCTACAGCACTGAACGTGTTGGCTGTTCCCGGTGACTATACTGCTCCTACTAATCCTGGTGGCGGTGTCTGCGGTGTATTCGCTAACGTTATTGCTGGCGACAAAGTATCTTTGGCTCTGTCACACGTTGACACAGTTATGCAAGGCATCTATGAAAACGGTGGTAAAGCCACTAAGTTGATGTTGTCTCCTGCTAACCGTCGTGTGTTCTCTGCTAAGGCTCAGTCTGCAGGTTCCGTTACAGGTTCTACTGGTGATTCTAACGTTCGTCGAAATATTGACGCTGATGGCAAGCTCCGTCAGTCAGTTGAAATCTACATGTCTGACTTCGGTGACATCATGGTTGTTCCTAACTACGTAATGGGTATTTCTAATACTGCAGTTACTGGTGTGAACGATGTGGCTAACTTTACAGCGTTCTTGTATGATCCAATGTGGTTCAGCTACGCTAGCTTGCGTCCTCTGCAAGAAGTTGACCTTGGTCAGCTTGGTGACTCTATCATCGGTCAGATCGTTGAAGAGGGTACTTTGGAATGTAGGAATCCGAAAGGTTGCGGAATGATTTTTGGTTTGTCCGGAGCCTAATTGGTTAATTAACCTAAAATAAGGAGAGGGAGAAATCCTTCTCCTTTTTTTTTATTTATGACAAAAATTTGTAGAACATGCAATCAAGAAAAACCACTAACAGAATTTTCAGTATTAACTACTAAAAAGAAAAGTGGAATTAAATATAATTGTGATTGTAAGATTTGTAGGTCTGAAGTTAGACGAGAAAAATCTAGACAATTAAAAGCTAAAGCTATACAATATAAAGGTGGTAAATGCAATGATTGTTTAATGGTGGTCCATCAAGCAGCATTTGAATTTCATCACTTAAACCCAAGCACAAAAGAAAAAGACCCTACTCATCTCCTTAGAGATTCTAATGAAATGTCTAATTCAGCTAAACAAGAACTTGATAAATGTGTTTTACTATGTGCTAATTGTCATAGGATTAGACACTTTTCAGACTTAATATAAAAGGAACACAAATGGAATTTCTACGAATTACTGCGACAAACGGTACTCGAACATATATTCCTGATAATTACGTAGTTAATATTAGTACATCTGCTGATACTCTGGACGCTGGTTCAGACTATCGAGCACCTAATGTTATTCGTGGAAAAATTACTCAGGTAAAATATTATGATGGTGCTGACACTACTGCGGGAGCTATTGTTGTTGCGGCTGTTACAGCTTTCAACGGCTCTAACACAAAATATGAATACGGTTGTTTTACCATTGACGGTGCTTTTAGTGCCGCAATGACTAACTAAATACAAGAGGACACATGGGCTTTCTATCACAAGACGGAAACAAAAATAGTTTCCAAGTTAAAACTGACGAAGATAATTTTCAACTAGTACAAGATGTGAGTGCATACAAAGATTATGCAGCACAACAAAGAGAATTAGATTCATTTGCCGCCAACGGTCGGACATACCGTTCATTTGCAATTATCCCTGATATTGTAGCTATTGATATCTTGACTAAGTATGGTCTTGATATTCATTCAGATACATTCATGCATGAACCAACAAATGTAAGACGATTAAAACAAATTATTGAAACAGACTATCCTTTACTTAAAACAAGTAATGTAAAGGCACTCTGATTTTACAGGAGAATAATCTATGGCAACCCCCCGATATGACGCACTCGTAGACAAAGTACGTGACTGGTCAAACAAACCCGAAGTAAATACTATTCCAGATAGCGTCATTCAAGATTGCCTAAGTTATTCTGCCGATGAATGCTATCGTACACTAAGAATTCCTCCACTTGAAACTACTGTTACATATACTGTTGAATCAGGTGATAACGTAGGTGATAATAGTGCAGGACTTCCTTATGGAAATGCCTATACATCTTTTGATATCCCAGAAGATTTAATACAGTTTATTTATGTACGTACTTTGGCAATGAGCAATTTAGAAACACCTTACTCTACATTCCCTTCGAATGTCAGTAAAGTATTCAATGAAGTAACAGACTCACGTACATTCTTTGACTTATACAGTGAAAAGTATTCTGTATACAACTGGATGTGGAAAGATGGTAAATTGTTTATCCATCCACAGTTAGCAGTAGGTGCTATTGTAGAGATCAGTTATTATCGTAGACTTCCTGCATTAGATGCAACATACAGTGTTACACCAATTAATTATCTTATTGGTTTATCAGATGCTAATCAACCTTTCTTGACACTCACAGGTGTTAACACAGATACAGCATTGTATTTTTCTACTGCTAATTCTATTACAAAATGTTTTGCTACGTTAGCAGAGGCTCAAGCATATAATGCAACAGTTACTACTAAATACTATATTGGTAAAGAAGTATCTAACTGGTTAAGAGATGAAAATGAAAGACTCCTTATATGGGGTGCATTATACAATTTAG